AAGGCATTTTCTTTTGCCATTTTAGATCCTGCTTTGTTATAATGTAAAAATACTTGACCACAATCTTTACCTGTAAACTCTTCTCTCCAATGTTCTAAATCACATCCAGAATATATTAACATATCGCCTGGATTTAGTTTTACTTTAACACCAGCTTGTCCTTCTTTACCAGTTGGGTCTAAATATATTGGCCAATCATCACCACCTAAATTTAAAGTGGTAGATATTTCACAAGAGTATCTATCTTTATGTCTAGCTAATATATCACCTTTTTTATATATTCTAGCATATGAATATGTTTCAGATAATTTTAGTCCTGTGTGTTTTTCCATAACAGGTTTTACTTGTTGCAATAAAGTCTCCATGGCTGTGTCACCGTAATGAGAATATGTGTTTGGAACTTGTTCATCATTCCATACACCCCAATACTCTGTGAATGGTGAGATATATTTGGAGTCAAATAAAACTTTAGCAACGTTTCTTTTATTTAAAAAATAATTGTATACAAAATTTGCTAGTTCTTTTGATATTGCATTTTTTAAAACACTATATTTATTTTGTTTGAACGACATTTAAAACTCCTTTTGGTATCGCTTGGCAGTTCCAATGTATGAACCTAAACGGTTCATAACCCATATCAACTACATATTGATGTGGCATGTGGTTGTACTTTATAATGAATTTGTGAACTTGCATATGTGACTTTTGATTTATCTTTTTCTGGTAAAAGATTCATAATATTACCTGGTCTTGGATCTTCAAACATAGGCATCGATGTTGCATCAGATGCTTTTAAAAAATAAAAACCAGATATATGTCCATTCCAATGTGTGTGTAAAGTGTGGTTTCCACCACCTTTTTTGGCAAACTCCTGCACCCACATTTCTGTTGTAAATACTTGAAAATTACTTAAATCAAAACCCATTTCTTCTAATAAATTATGTGAAGTTGCTCCTATATAATCTTGTAATTCTTTAAATTTAGGGTCACCAATTAATGATGTTGAATGAAATACATGACCCATATCTCCTTTGTCACCAAACTTTTTATTACGTTTATCTATATCTGGTTTCAATCTTTTTTGTGACTCTTTTATATATTTATCAGAGGCTTTGTTTAATTTTTTTACAAATTTAGGTTCATCTGCAAACCAAATAGGACATTTAAAAAATTCCTCTAATTGTAATTGTTTTGGAAAACTCATTTATATGGCCACCCTAAGTTCCATATAACCAAACTATATCTAGATCCTTTTTTAACTGGACAAACTCTGTGCCAAACAAAACCAGGAAATACAACCAAAGAACCTTTTGGTAATATTTCTGTGCATTTTCTAATGTTTGGTTTTTTATCTGGATCTTTGTCTCTAAAATCAAATTCTAATTCACCACCTTTGTAATCTTTTGGATCTGATAAACTAACAGTTACTGACAACTTTCTTATTTTTCCATGCGCTGGATCATTAGGAAATTCTTTCATGTAAGGTTTATCCCAACCATCACAGTGCCAATCATAAAACTGACCTTTTTCATATTTTGTAAATTGACATGCCTCTGAATAATCCCATTGAAAATTCCAACCTGCATTTAAATTTGCTTGATGAACATAGGGTTGTATTTCTTTATATATCCATCTATCGCTCATCCAAACAATATTTGAATTTCTTTTCTTTTTTAAATCTTTTATTTGTTTTTTATTTAATTTTTTACTATCACCATAACCACCAGTAACAGCCATTTGATCAGAAATAGATTTTCCATATCTAACTATTTCATCACAAATACGTTCAGGTATGACTGATTGAAAATACCAATAATAATTTGTTAGGTTCATCTTTCTATATCTTTCTTATATTGATTATTAAGAAATTGTCAACGTTCCTGATACAGTAAATGATGCAACTTTACATCCACCTGCTGGACCTGGTAATGTTGCTACAGTGTTAGTTCCTGGCGCTGCTGACATAGAAGTACATGCAGGCATTCTAACAACTACAATACCTGATCCACCTCCACCACCTTGTACAGTGTCGTTTCCACCACCGCCACCACCACCAGTGTTTACTGTTCCAGAAGTTCCAGGAGGTCCTGAGTTTCCTCCAGCACCAGCTCCTCCACCACCTGTTCCACCAGGGAAAAGATGATCCTTCATTTGTACCACCGCCACCACCAGCGTAAGTTACTGAACTTCCTGTAATAGAATTTGCTACTCCATCTCCACCATGTCCAGCTCCGTCAGTGTTACCTGCTTCTCCAGCTCCACCGCCACCACCTGCAATAAATGGTGAGTTTCCATCTTGGCCTCCACCACCAGCATTACCTTCAGGTGCTATAAAGCCACCTGCATTTCCTGATGCATTAGAAGTAGGAGGTCTATTGTAAGATGCTCCACCACCTGATCCTCCAGCTACTCCAGTAGTTTGAGGCGCACTTCCACATCCACGACCACCACCTCCTCCACCAGAGGCTGTTATAATTGAAAAACTTGAATTACTACCAGATGCACCTTGAACTCCTCCACTTGGAGTTGCAGCGCCACCACCAATAGTTACAGGATATGCACCTGGTGATAAAGATAATCTTTGTGATCTTGTTCCTGCACATCCAAAAGAAGTTCTTAGTCCACCAGCACCACCACCTCCAGAGTTGTTTCCAGTTCCACCACCAGCTCCACCACCAGCAACCACTAAGAAGTGTGCTAGTTTAGAATCAGCTGAATCTAATACGCTTAAAGTTGAGGACGCTACAAATCTTGAAACTTGACATGCACCACAATTAATAATTGCAGTTTCATTTGAAGAAGATGCTTGTGTAAGCACAAAACTACCTGTTGAAGTAGATGTTCTTGCAATAACAATACCTGAACCACCAGCTCCACCAGCTCCAGCACTTGGTTTTGGAGGAGCATTACTTCCACCTCCACCGCCACCACCAGTGTTAGCTGTTCCAGCGCCTCCTACTGTTGGGCTAGTACCAGCACCTGATCCTCCACCTCCTGGTGCAGATGGTGAGTTTGCTCCAAAACAACCACATGATGAAGAACCACCCCCTCCACCACCAGCGACTGTTACTGCAGTTCCTGTAATATTATTTGGAACACCAGGACCTCCATGTCCTCCTGGTCCTGGAGTTGCACCTGGTTTAGCACTACCAGTTCCACCAGCTCCACCTCCACCACCTGTATTAGGAGCACCATTATTTCCTTGAGGCGGACTAACAGGAGGAGTGTTTCCAGATCCTGCTGATCCACAATCACCACCTCCTCCACCACCAGAACCTCCAGCTTGTCCAGTGTTAGCGGGTCTTGAACCACCACCTCCACCACCAGCTGATGTTATTGCTCCTAAAACTGAATCACTACCAGTTGCACCTGCTGATGGACCACTAGTTGATCCTGCTCCACCAGCTCCAACTGTAACTGAAAAACTTCCTATACTTAAACCTGTTGCTGTTCCTTGTAATGGACTAGGTCCATAACCCGATGCACGATATCCACCAGCTCCACCTCCACCACCAAGGTCCATACCGCCACCACCACCGCCAGCGACTACCATATAATCTATTGTTGCTTCTCTTTTAACCCATGTTCCTTCAGACGTGGCACTAAATTGACTTTGCATTGACCACACACCACTTGCTTTGTTTAATTCTTTTACGACTACTATTCCTGAACCACCTGCTGCGCCGCCACCACCATTTCCAGCACGTCCGCCACCACCGCCACCACCTTGGTTTGTTCCACCTGCTGTTGCATTATCTGAAGTGCTTGAACCTTTTCCACCACCACCTGATCCTCCACAAGGTTGAGTTGAGGGAGCTGGACTACCACCATTCCAGTTTCCACCTCCACCACCACCTGCATATGTTGTAGAATTTAAAGGACTAGCTGCGCCATTACCACCGCCGCCACCAGTTCCTGTTGCGGCAACAGTGGGTGCTCCACCAGTTCCACCAACAGCACCTTTACCACCACCTCCAGCTGATGCTTGAGGTTGACTTACTGCACCACCTGGATTACCTTCACCAGAAACTGCAGTTCCTCCAGTTTGACTTCCACACGCGTTTGAACCACCTGCACCTCCACCTGATCCTCCAGGTCCACCACCAGCAGCGGAACAGCCACCTATACCACCACCTGATGTTGATTGAGTTCCACAAGAAGTTACAATGTTACTAGGACTACCAGCACAAGCATTTCTAGGCGAACAAACAGTTCCACCAGCCCCACCTCCTCCAATTGTTATTGGAACAGTTGGACCACTTACAGGTAAATTTTCAACTGTTTTCATTCCACCAGCTCCACCACCACCGCCATTGAATGAACCACCTCCACCACCTGATACAATAGTAGTGCTTATTTGTCTTGTTCCTGGTTGTAAAGTTAAATCACCTGTTGATGTTTTAGTTGATACAGTGCATTTTCCAAACGAAGCATCATTTGTTACTCCAATTACTCCACCGTTTGATGAGCCAGACTTATTTCTTGGCATTTAAGTGTCCTCCTATGCGGACACCCAAG